GTGCACGAGCTAACCTAGGCGCAGCTGCAAGTGGGGTAAATAGTGATATTAGTGAGCTTAAGGGACTTACAACCCCTTTATCAATTTCTCAGGGAGGATTAGGAGCTGATAATGCACAGACAGCTAGAATGAATTTGGGGTTAGGAACTGCTGCTGTACTAGCGTCAACAACAAGTCAATATGATCCTACGCCGGGACGAGCACTAAGAGTCGGTGATTGGGGGATAGGGGCTGAAGGTTCTCGTGTATCTGATATGGTTGCTCCTCTTAATAATGGTTTTTTTCGAACAGATGACACTTTAACAAATGATACTGGTAATAGTATTGGTCCTTATGGTTTCTTTTTACACTGTACCCGACGCTCAATGGGTTTATATACAAATGGAAGTCATTCATTTCAGCTTGGGAAAGCTGCCTCATATTCTGCCCTGAAGTATCGATTTAATAATAGTGGTACTTGGTCTAATTGGTTTAATTTATTGACTGCACAAAATACTACAACTGATGGAAATGGTTTTATTAAAGCCGCTTCACCAGTCGTTAAGCTTTTCCAAAGTCATATTGAGCTAAATAACGATGCTGCCAAGCAACCGATCACTTTTGACAAATTAGGCACTGGTGACTATCTGATTAAGGGCTCTTTAGGCTTTGCACAGGAAGGTTGGTATATCGAAGTACCTAAGGATGCCAACGGTAATACGGTAGTAGCAGTTGAATATTCAACCTTAGAAAATGGTGATCTTTCTATTAAAACTTATAAACGTAAGTTTGATGTGGAAAAGGCAGCCATTGTAGCTGATCTCGAAAATCCACTTGATATTCCAGAAGGCCGCTGGATTGATATCCGTCTGCATGAAGAACCTGAACCAGAGCCTGAAGAGCCGTTGAGTGAAACACCAGTGGATTTCCAGCCGACTAACTTATCTCAGGCAGTTGCTGCAGCCATGAATGGCGTGGAACCGCCAGAAATCTCAGAAACAGACGAAACACTTTAATAACCCGCTTAAACAGCGGGTTTTTTATTGCCTAAATTTTGGAGAACCATAAATGAGTTCAGGCGCAAAAATTCGATTATATGCTTGTGAGGAAGCAGTTTTAGGAACAACTCCTGCAAATCCAGTCTGGTACACCGTTCGCCGTGTTACTGATAGTTTGACTGAAAATGTTACTACTGAAGATAGCAGTGAAGTAGTTGATTCACGTTTTCGCCAAGGCGCTGTTGTAACGGAAGCCGAAGTAACTGGTCAACTAGAGTTTGAATTATCACTAGGTACCTTTGACTTATTCTTAAATGTTCTCGCTTTCAATAACTGGGCTGCAAATGCTTTAAGTTTTGGTGGTGGAGTACGTAAGTCTCTTACCTTGGTAAAAGTCTTTGAAGATATTGGTCAAGTCTTTATTTATCGTGGTATTCAAGTGAATACAGGTGAAATGACGATCCAGACCACAGGCAAAATCACTGGTAACTTTGGTTTAGTAGGTAGCTCATTTACGCGACAGCAGGTTAATCCTGTTACAAATCCTATTCCAGCATCGACTCGCCCTCTGGTGAGTATGCCAAATGTTGAAAAGCTACTTATTAATGGTCAATCAATTCAGGGTAAAGCTTGTCTGCAGACACTTACCATCAACTTTAGTAATAATCTGGAAGCGATCCGTTGTATCGGTTCTGGTAAGTACACGCCTGAGTTTTACTTAGAGAAAATGATGGATATTGGCGTAAATGCTAATTTCATGTTTTCAGCAACATCTGCTTCTTGGATTGATGCTATTAAAACCCGTGATGTATTTACATTGACCTTCGATATTACAGATACCAAAGGCAGTAAGTACTCGTTTAACTTCCCGCAACTTGAAGTTAAGGAAGCAAATCACCCTGATGGTGGTGGCGATGACATTATTACAATAGATATCAATTTTGCCCAAGTGCGTACCAGTCCAACGATTGTACGTGCTCTTGTGTAATCAACTTATTCAGTAACAAAGCCTATGGAAACCCATGGGCTTTTTTATTTCTAAAAATTAGAGGTTGTTATGGCTTTAAAAGTCGGAATTATTAAAAGCTCAGACGTATCAAAATGGTGTGAATACAAGGGTGCTGATGGCGATGTACAGGCTGAGTTCAAAGTCCGTGGTATCGCTTATAAGCCTTTTCAGGTAGCTATTGAACGGGCAGGAAACCAGATCTCGTCTAAAGGCTATGATGTGATGGTCAAAGATGAAGATGCCAAGCTTTACCACGAGCTTTTAATGGATGCATGCGCGGCCCACTTAATCGAAGACTGGAAAGGTGTGGTATTTGCCGAAATCGTAGACGGTAAAACTGTTGAGTCCGAAAAGCCATATACACCTGAGAATGCCTCAAAGCTTCTTAATCTTGGTGATATTGGTATTTCAATCTGGCTATTCATTAAAGAACAGGCCCAGAAGATTCAGGAAGACGCAGACAAGGACAAGGCTTTAATTCTGGGAAAGTCATGGAGCTCTACAAATACCAAAAAACGTATGCGTCGAAAACGCCGCACGAAATCGAGCAAATCAAGTTCTTAGGCGGCCGTATTCCGGATCCGCCAGAATATTCGTATGCGGCTGATTCAATTCTTTCGGCATTTAGCACTATATGTCGATCCAGACGTTATGAGCAAAGCATACCGTTATCTTTAGATCAGCAGGCTATCAATGTCTATGCTGAGCATAATGATTTGCCAGTGGCTGCTCATATTTTTAATGACTGTATTTTTGCGTTGGATAATTTGTTTTTGGAGGAGTGCCATAAGAAGGCGACGCAACGAGCGACGAAGACTTAAATGCTGACGTGCGATACTTAACTGTGAACAAGCGACGGGATGTAACGCGATTGATGTAACATAATACGGTCAAGTGGTTGACATTGACTAGGCGATTCTGTATTGACAGGAATGTCATTATCAAATATTCTATCAATGTAGTCGCAGCGCGGTATAAATACACCACGCCTAGATTGAGGTACGATAAACACTGCGATAATCGTAAACGTATTGTAAATACGTTGCCTCTAGGTGCCGCACCGAATTCTAGCCTCTAAGTTTCTTAGGGGCTTTTTAATGCTTGATAATAAAATATGCGAACATTTATATACTTGGATGAAAGTGGTGATTTAGGTTGGAATATGGAAAAGCCTTATCAAAAGGGTGGTTCCAGTCGAATGCTTACGTTAGCAGCAATCTGTTTGCCTGAGAATAAGGTTAAGTATGTTCAGCGTATTGTAAGAGCATTATATGAAAAAAGAAAAAGACCTTTAAAAAATGAATTAAAATCAGTTGATTTGAATCTAAAAGATAAAGAAATATTCGTCAAATTGACTGCGAAACTTATCAAAGACCATCCAGATATACAACTTCGCTCAATTACAGCAAATAAAGAATTTGTTAATGCAAGATTCAAGAACGACCCAAATGCTTTCTATAATTATATGGTGAAACTTTTACTTCTTGGGACTATCTGCAAGCATAAATATGTAGATTTTATGCCTGACAGAAGAAGTGAGCGGGTTTCGTTGAAATGGAATATGGGTGAGTATTTAAAACAGATGGTTTTAGAGTGTGGCATTGAAAACCAAATTGTTAACCAGTCATGCAATATTATGCCAATGGATAGCTCAAAGTGCCTTGAGCTACAATTTATAGACTTCTATGCAGGTTTAGTCTGGTCGGCATATGAATTTAAAGACATGACTGCAAGAAAATTCATGGCAGAAAACCGAAATACCAACCATAAGCTTTTCTTTCCAAAAGAAGACAAAGTGGATAACATTGTTGATGAAGCTGTCTAAACCACCAGAAGATGGTTTTTTATTGCGCCATTATTAACCACTTGTTAAATTACCCTCAAATATGAGGGTGTTTTTATGTAGAGAAAAGCCCCGAAGGGCTTTTTTGTTAGAAGACTACCAACCACCAGAAATTCGCAAAGCACCAGCTAGCATTCCCGATTCCATCAATGGATGAAACCAACGGTCGCTATAATGTTGATTGCCTGTTGTGTAGCTTATGGTTTTTAAATCATCACTAATGATTTTTCTATTAAGTGGCCCTCTTAAATCCATTGCCCGAGTAAGTTTTAGAACTGCAATATTAGTTTTAAAAGCATATTCAGCTAAGTAGTGTCCTTGCTCGTTGTTAAGCATATGTACTGCTCGATAGATTCGACTAGTCGCAAAGTTTTGGGAAATAATTGCATCAATTAGGTTCTTGAGCAGCTTAAATTGATCTTCATCAAATAAAGAACCTTGTTTTTCAGCCTTGCTGTACATAGCAATTAAGTGGTGAACATACTCCACAGCCACAGGTATTACATCGTATGGAATTTCATCAATATGCTGAACATTGAAACGCTGATGAACTAATTTATAAGCATCGCTGTAATTCAAATGCTTAGTTTTAGCTACAAGAAGATTTACAGCATTGGTTAGGGGTTCACGTTCTGATTTGTGGGTTTTGGCTAAAATCTCTTTACGGACAAAATAGCAATCCTCAAGTTGCTCGAAAACTTCCCATGCTTGGTCTGTGTCTAACATCTTGGCATGACGTGCAGCACCGCGTTCTGTCCATAAGATAAGGGATCGAGTTTTATTTGAAATTGCAGGGAAATTTGCAAGTGACTTTAAGTCACCTACAAATTTTTTCAATTCTTCACCAATAATTTTGAAGAAGTGTTTACCTTCTACAAACCGCTCTTTATTTCGAGAATAGTTTTGTTTGATGTTGTCTGTATCGGTTCCATAGAAATCAGCAAGCATTGCTGTAGTAACAACTGGAACAGATTTGAAGTTAACAATTGATATTTTGGTATCGTTGATTTGTGCTATATTAGACATGTCTTAAATCTCCATTGGTTTAGACATAAACCCCTTGCCTGATTTCGACGTCTGCAAGGGGTTTTCTTTTTCATGGCTTTTAGCCTTGATGAAGTCATCTTATTTAATATCTTTTATTGTGTCAATTCTTTTTGTTGTGCTAACACAAAAAATAGTAATTATCTTTTATTGTGCTACAATATTCTAAAATTTAACTTGTGGTGCAGCAATGGAAGTAAAGAATAATGTTGCTTGTTTGCGTGAAAAAGCAGGCTTAACGGTTTATGAGCTATCAAAGCGGTGTGGTTTTGTTAGTGGTAGCAGAGTTCTATCAAACTATGTGACAAGAGCCGAGCAGGGACATTCTGTCAAGATCGATACAGCCTTACTTATATATAAAGAACTCAAAAAAGTAGGTGTATGTAAAAATTTTGAGGATGTATTTTGGCTTGACCACATGGACTAGTAGAGAATCTTCCTTTTTAAGTTCTTGATGACATTATTTTGTCCATTTGTTAAATTGTGTGAGATTAATAACAAATGGATTACATTATGAAAAAGATTTTATTAGCGGGATTTCTTGGATTGGGCTTAGCGGGGTGTGCGACAACTCCCCAACAACCCTCAGAGCCTGTAAAATTTGAAAAGGTTTATCAAATTGATGGATTAAACCAAGCACAGATTTATGATGGCGCACGTCAATGGTTTGCTACAGCTTTTCGCTCGGCAAATGCAGTAATTCAGTATGAGGATAAGACTACGGGTTCAATTATTGGCAAAGGTAATATGCCATACCGTTGTTCTGGGTTTGCTGATTGTATGACTGTTACGGCTGGTGATCGAGTGGATTTCACAGTGCGTGTAGATACAAAAGATGGGAAAATGAAAGTGAGTTACGATAATCTTACTCACTATAAACCAGCGCAGGTAATTAGTGGAGTTCGATATAATGAAACTAATAGACCTATTACTGAAGACTATCCATCAGCTAAAATAATTATGGATGAATTAAATAAATCATCCGATCAAATGGCTGAAAAGATTAAAACTCAACAAAAAATTAATGCCGATTGGTAATTAACAAGAGCACTCATACCATGAGTGCTCTTACTTTATTAAGTATTACATTGTAGTGGTTGATATGAAAAAGATTGTTTTATTGAGTTTGGTTTTTGGGATGGCCGGTTGTGCGACAACAGCTAATTTTTTTGATATTCATCCAACACCTGTTAGTAATTCAGGTTATTGGACTGGTCAATTTGATCGGTTGGTTGGGACTTTAATACTAGAAAGTGATGGGACGGGTGTAATTTGCCAAGACCACCTAGGTACAGCTAGGGTAATGTCTGTAAAATTATTAAATGATAGACTCTATTCTCAGGATGGGACTTACTGGAAAATAAGTAATTTCACTCCAACATCTCTTGAGCTTAATTATGCGCTTGGAGGAGGATATAAAATGATAAGGGACAATGGGCTTAAATTCGCTTCACCAGCATGCAAAGATAAGCTAAACACAAAGTAATAGTTGTTCGAGAGAATTAACTTGACTAAACAGAATATTAAATGTGATTGGCTGAATAGATATGATATTGGATGACTATCTGGGGCATGCCGCTAATAGCAAGAAACTCGCACAGATTGCTATTAAAGAAAGGCGTTTTGACGATGCATGGAAACATTTAAACCATCAAAAAGATTACTATTTAAAGCATGCTAGTAGGATGGGTTTTTCTAAAACAGAAACACTGGTTATAGACTCCTCACCACATGAAGATATGGCAAATGTCTTAAGACTAGAGGGCAAGCATAAGAATGCTTTAAGCAGTATATCTTACACTTATAAGGCGGCTTATACAGCTAATCGACCAATTATTACATTAGAGAAAAAATTAGAGGCTTATTACAATCGAGCCTATAAAAAACAGCCGTTTAAAAAATTTTTATCGTTACTTAAAGCCCTACCCAATAGTGACTATATCTCTGTTCGAGATTTTGTTGAAATTTACTTCCCTCTGTCTCCTAATGATGATGAAGAGGTAGTCCCAAAAGAGAGAAATTTGAGTGAACAGGAAATAAAAAAGGTAAATGATAACTTTTTGAAGCAAAAATCTACTGCTCGCAGTAAAGAGCATATAGGTGTTCCTCCACCATTGAGCAATAGGCCAGTTAAATCAATCAAACCAAGCTACCCTGAGTCTAAGTATCCCACTAAAGTTATTGAACCGCAAAAAGATAATAATTTGCTCCTTGGTTATCCAGCATCCGAATGGATAATAGGAGTGGTGGTTGGCGCAATATTGTTAATTGGGTTTATTTGGTTACTATCGTAAAAAAGCACCCTAGGATGCTTTTTAAAATTGGTTTAACTACCCTGCTTGGTAATTATATTTAACTTAAAAAGAACTACCCACTCATTGAGTGGGTTTTTTATTGCCTAGAGGAAAGTAAAATGGCACAAGAATCCCGTTTGGTCATTGTTATTGATTCGCAAAATGCTGAACGTAATGCGCGTAATCTAGGCAATGAACTTGTTAGCATTGAACGTAAAGGTGAGTTTGCATCTAAGTCTATGGACAGCTTATCTGTAGCTACTAGAGCTTTAGCAGGACACATGGCTGGCCTAGTAACGGTGGGTGCAGCTATATCTAAAATGGACACTTATACAGGCCTTCAGAACCGTCTAAAGCTCGTTACTAATAATCAGGCTGAATTGAATAAAGCGACTGAAGATACATTCCAGATCGCACAAAAAACCTATTCAGCATGGGATTCTGTTCTACAGGTCTACCAGCGTTTTAGTGATAATGCCAAAACTTTAAACCTCACAATGGATGACACAGCACGTTTAACTGAAACAGTTTCTAAAGCTGTAGCAATTAGTGGTGCAAGTGCAGAAGCTGCTGATGCAGCTTTAGTTCAATTCGGGCAGGCTTTGGCAAGCGGTACATTACGTGGTGAAGAACTCAACTCAGTTATGGAACAAACACCAGCTCTAGCAAAGGCTATTGCTAAAGGTATGGGGATCACCGTAGGAGAGTTGCGTTCAGTTGCGGCTGAAGGAAAAATTACTTCACAAGAAATTGTAAAAGCGCTTAGAAATGTAGAATCTGATGTTGATGCTCTTTTTGCTAAAACAGATATCACAATCGGGCAGTCTCTCACACTCCTAAACAACGAGATCACAAAATTTGTTGGCGAAGCAGGTAAGGGAAGTGGTGCGGCACAGGTATTAGCTGGATCAGTTCAAACTCTTGCAAGTAATTTAGATTTAATTGCTGATGGGGCTTTGGTCGTTGGTATTGGTTATATAACTCGTGCAATTTTGATTAAGAGCGCTGCTATTAAAGAGGGAATGGCTTCAACTTTAGCGAGCCGCCAAGCATCTGTATTAAATGCTCAAGCAGAATATGCAGAAGCTACCGCTGCTTTGAATGCAGCAAAAGCTCATCTCGCGAATGTGCGAGCAACAAATGCAGAAACCCAAGCTAAATTTGGAGCAACTGCGGCAGCAACTCGATACGCACAAGCACAGGCAGCAGTAACTGCTGCTACAAATGCACAAACTGCTGCGCAAACACGCCTCTCAGCAGCTTCTTCTTTAGTTGGTAGTATTGGTAGCCGAGCATTAGGACTTATCGGGGGTCCAATTGGAGCAATTACCTTAGGTGTATCCGCTCTGGCTGCAACTTACACTTATTTTAAAGGTAAGGCAGAAGAAGCGAATAGAACTCTCGCTGAACAAGCCGAAGTGGCTAACCGTACTGCTGAAGAATTAAAAGGCTTAAAAGGTGAGGCAAAAACCAAAGCTATTAATGACTTAACAACGGCTTTTAAAGCTCAAAATGAGGAGTTGAAAAAAACAGAAATGGCTGTTGGTTCAGCTTTAATTGATATTCAAAACTACGGTAAAGGTAATGTTGAACTTACAAGGATTTCTAATGAAGCTCGATTGGGCACGATTAGCTACAAGGAGGCTATGGAGCAACTTGCTAAGCAGAAGTTACCCCCAAGCCTAAGAGATGCATTAAAGGAGCAAATCGACAAATATAATGAAGCTTATGAAAAGGCTGATAAGACCAAAACAGCCATTAAATTGTTTGGTATTGAAGTTACCTTAACGGGTAATAAAGCCCAAAATGCAGCAATTGAGCAACAGAAGCATGCTGATGCTATCAAGAATACAAAACAGGCTGCAGATGAGGCTCAAAAGTCCTTACAGAAATTGTATGCAGATAAATTGTGGGATACGCAATTTGTCGAGATAGTAATGAAAAAAGGTTTTTCTGAGTCTCAGGCTAATGATTTACTGAAGCTTTATAAAGATTCATTAGCTAAGGGTCTTAAGGCAGCAGACCGAGAGGCTATGAAAGCATTAACGGATACTTGGAAAGCAGAAGAATCAATCAAAGCCATCACGGATGCTAGAACTGATTCTATACGTGAGCAAAACAAGGAGCTTAAAAATCAGCAAAAAGTACTAAGTGTAAATGCGAAAGTCCTAGCGAATGCTTCAAAATTCGGCTTTGCAGATCTAGAGTCTAAATACAAACTTCCATCAGGAACATTATCCGCGATTCATATGATCGAATCTCGAGGTAATGCAAAAGCCTATAACAAAGAAACCGGAGCCACTGGTGGATTTCAGTTTCTCGAAGGTACTGCTAAGCAATATGGCGTAAAAGACCGCACTGATTTAGCACAGTCTGCTGAAGGTGCGGCTAAGTACATGTCTTATCTTTTGAAACTTTTTAAAGGTGATTTAGAGAAGGCTGTACGTGCATATCATGCAGGTGAAGGCAATGTAATGAAGGGTAAAGGTATTGGTAAAAATAATAATCAATACTGGAAAGACTATCAAAGTTATATGGCTGGTATTAATGGCTATTCTGCTGGCGATATTTCATCAAAAGACTTTGATAAGCTTATTCAAGATACAACTAAAATGGCTGAGGAGCAGGCAAAACTTCGCCTTCAGTTAGAGAATGAGGTTGCTAATCAAGTAACAAAGATTAGGAATGATCTGGCCAAAAAACTTGAGGATGTTGATAAAGCTAACTTTAACCCAGAACGCAAGGCCGAAATTAAAGCAGAACTTCAAGCACGTGCAGATAATGATATTGCTATTGCTGAGCAAGCTACAAAGACTAAGCTTGATTCATTCCGAGACTACACAAAGACGGAAGAGCAAATATTAAAAGATAGCTATGCCAAGCGTCAGTTTGAGGCCGAGCATGACCTAGATTTAACTAAAGATCAGCGTAAAGAGGCTGTTGATCTATTAGCTCAACAATTAAAGCAAGAACTTGGGTTAATGCAATTAGCTCAGGAACAGCGTTTATTTCAGGCACGTTTATCATTGCTTTCGGAAACGCAAGCCATGCAGGAACGTTACAGACTAGAACGGGAGGAAATTCTTAAGAATACCAAGCTTTCTATAGAAGAGCGGCAAAAGCTAATCGCATTATCTAAAGCCAATCAGGATAAAGAGACACGCGATAAAGTGAATAATGCTGTTCAAAACTGGGGTGGTATTCAGGCTGATATGAATGGTACCAGCGAGTTCTTCAGACAGGATCAGGAGCGGTTTAGCCGTTTAAATGCTGCAAATGATTTAGCAGATAGTCAATTTGCTGCTACTGATCTGAATGAACAAAACTCTTTAGATGGTCTTGATGCTCAAATGGAAGCAGGACTCATTAAACAACAGGATTACGAAAATCAGAAAACAGCTATCATTCAAGCTGCTCAGGACCAACGTAATCAGATTGCTGCTGAACATGCAAAGAATGTTCAGGATATTGAAGATAAATATCAGCAAGATCGTTTGAACACCCAAATTGCATTTGGTGGCCAAATGATGGGTTCACTTACATCGATGTTTGGTTCAATGTTTGGAGAGCAATCTAAAGCATATAAGATCATGTTCGCCGCTGATAAAGCTTATGCCATTGCAGCTGCTGGTATTGCGATTCAGCAAAATATTGCAGCAGCTTCAAAAGCTGGTTTTCCTCTTAATTTACCATTGATTGCTGGGGCGGTTGCTCAAGGCGCTAGCATCATTGCAAACATCCGGGCAATCAAAGATCAAGGTTTTGCTGAAGGTGGTTATACAGGTCGTGGTGGGAAATATGAAGTTGCCGGAGCTGTGCACAAAGGCGAAATTGTATGGTCCCAAGAGGATATTAAACGCTGGGGCGGAGTTGGTTTAGTTGAGAAAATGCGTAAGAGTGCAAACCCTGAAGCTTTTCTCAATAACAATGCCTCGGCAGATAGTGTCATGCGCCGTGCAATGATGAGCTCTAGTGCCTTTATAGAAAGCCAAAAGCAGGCTGACATCTTTAATCAACCAGTTCAAGATACTCAGATTATCTATAAGGGTAATAGAGACACACCTAAGTTAGCTTCTTCGGCAAATTCTGACCTGTTCCATGATGGCAAGGTCTACTTCTCATCCAATGGTATAGTTCAGGATCGCTCAAATCTGGATGATGTTCAGGACTTTACTTTAGGACGTACTTCACGCCCTCAAGCTGAGATTATGCCTTCAATTGAGCAATCCTCTCCAACTATCAATTTCAAGATTGAAGTCGTGAATCAAGTCAGTGGTGCAACTGTTGAAGCTGAACAATTGGATGAGAAAACTGTCCGGATCATTGTTACAGATGAACTGGATAAGCAGCTTCCAAGAAAGGTACCGAAACTTGTAAGTGACCAAATCGCAAATCCAAACTCAACCATTAGTCGGTCTTTGACTGAGAATACGACAGCAAGACGGAATCGATAGTTTTAAAGTTACAGGTATAAGGAGAGTAATGTTAATGGAGTGTAAGTAAAACCGTTTAAAGATGCCGGTATAAGAGAGAAGAGCTGTTGACAGTGTCAACTCCTAGTCTCTTCTAAAGCCTATTGACAGCCAATATTATGAAAGGACCACCTTCGGGTGGTTTTTTTATGCCTATGTTTTCCATAGTAGGAAAAATGAATAAATGACATTTTTTTGAAATGAAACAATAAGGGCACTTAAAAAAGCAAAAACCCCAGTGTTGGCGCACTGAGGTTTTCAATTCAACTCAACCGAGCAAAGTTAAGGAGAAGTATTACTATGCCTGAAATTATAGCAGTGATTTTAAAATATGTAGAGGCAACTATGGAAAAATATGGTTTTGTAAAAGTAACAGGATCTATCTTATTGGGAATTTTTCTTTGGCAGTTTTCGAACATTATTAATGCTTTTGCAAAGTTGATAGAGGTAGTTCGATGAATGATAAATATACTTGGTGGGATGTAGGTAAATCAGTATTAATGATCTCCATCCCCATCTTAATATGGAAGTTAGATACCATAATACTAGCGTTAAAATCATAGAAACCGACCTAATTAAAGGTCGGTTTTTTATTGCCTGAAGGAAAGTTATGTACAAGTTAAAGCTAAATCCTCAGACCAGCGGCTATGGCGTAACACCGGGTGATGATGTGAAACGTCAGCAGATGGATGGCGGTCGTGGTCGCTATTACATCGATGTAAAACGTAATAGTCATATTGTCGATGTGAACTGGAATTTAAGTAAATCCGATTTTAATAAAATGATGGCTTTCTGGCGGGTCTACCAGAATAAGCCAGCCTCATTCTATGCGGATCTGGTCATTGATCAGGGAACACGTCAGCAATATCTATGCAATTTCATTCCAAACTCGTTCAAGACCAATGAAGTGAATGGCAACCTTTACCGGGTAAATGCACAGCTCGAAGTTGTTCAAAACCAGCCTAACCTTACTGCCGATATCGCTTTGATTAAGGATTGGGAGGTCTAATGGATAACGAATATGCCAAATTCTTTTTCAATCGGAAAGTTGATGTCTATCAATTGGAGTGTATTGAGCTTTCTCATCCTTCTTTTATGAATACATACCGAATAGTCCGTAATGATGACCGAGGTGTTTATGTTCAACATAAGGAGGGATCCGGTCAGGTCTATTATGAATTTTTGCCAGCATCTATTCAAAGATCCGGAATGCTGGGTGATCTGGACCAGACATTAACAGTCTCTATATCTGGTTTAGGTGATGTAATGCCGGATGAGTTTGAACGGGTAATCGAAGGCCAATATCCCGATGTAAAGCCAACAGTAAATTACCGGATTTACAGTTCAGACAATCTGAATTCTCCAATGTTTTATTTACTCGGACTGCAACTCTCCAGTGTTGCAATGAACCATAAAGCTGTGACATTCAAGGCTGAATCACCA